GTATACCCACGTCAAGTAGTTAGTAGGCATGCTGTTGTCAATAACTGTTAAGGCAAAACCTGTTAATGACTGGTCAATACCAATTGATACGATTGCATCTTCGGGTATTAAATTTCCTTCAATAAGTTTAGTGGGCACGGGCAACCTCTAAACGACTACGCACTAATGCGTGAAAATCGTCTAAAGAGCCCTCATTCTTTAGAATTTGGTCAAACTTATAATCATCCAAATCACGTTCAGAAATATGGTCATTAACAGGACCAACTCCATCACGCTTGATGCGCCATACCTCTGTACCGTAATCGGAAAACTTCTTCAATAACTTGGCTTCATTCTGAAACCGCACATCTGTAAACACATAGTGCTGAGAAAAATCTAAATCTCGCATTGTTTCTACAATCCAAAAGTTAGCACCAAACACATTACGGCAACCAACTCCTAATGTTTGCAATAGCTCTCGAATGGGGGCATGCTGTTTGGCAGCATCCCAACCTTGTTCATCAACTAACAGCTGAACAGTGGTGTGCACGTCATACCCTAAAACTACGTGTGGGTTCATCTCATAAAGAACTTCTCGAATTTTGTCAGCAAACGCTTTGCGAACAAATCCGTATTCGTTTACAAGAACTTTGGCAACTTCATCTTTGCCTGAACCTGCATACCCTGACAGTCCAATAATCATCCGATGAACACATACCTTCCTGTTAGCCATTTATTACTAGCTATTGATGTTGTGGTGACTTGATGACTGAGTAAGAATGCTGACATTGCTGCTGTTGCGTTTGAGGTTCCTACCATGAACTTACGGGTGCCATCAGGTTGTGTCGTGTAATACCGACCATTCGTATAGTAAGTAGTCTGTGCGTTGCCGTTGCTATAAGTTGCAATGGTTGGCTTTGCATTTGGGTCCCATGCTTTGCCTGTTGTTCCTGAGTCTGGGTTATCTGTAGCTCCTACAGAAATAACATTAGGCAGACATGCTGGTGCAAAAATATCCGTGTAATTAAAGGTGTTGCCTGTTGCAGCAACTACCTGTACTCCTCTGGAGACTAAAGTGTTGATGTCTTGCGCCATACCGTTAGGAACTGCACAACCTGCTGAGATGCGACCTTGAGATATGTTAACGACTTTAATGTTGTACTTAGCTTGATTGACAATAACCCAATCAAGAGCGGACTTAACCGCATTTAATGTATAAATCAAAGGCAACCCATTTGTAATTCCGACAATACGAATGGGAACTAACTTTGCTGATGGGTTGATTTGGTTGATGATGGAATCCATCTCAGAACCATGGGTCAATGCCAGGTTAGTCGATGGGGCAATGTTGGAGGCTCCTACGCCGTCCATAGTTTGCTGACCATTTGGGCAATACGAAAATTCAACTACGCAATACTCACCTACGATATTGGAAAACAACGCATCGGGTTGTCCTGAGTCAATGACTGCAATCGATGGTGTTACATCTGCGTGTGCTGGAACTGCTGTGATAGCGCCTAGCGCTACTAATACTGCAACTATTACCCTCGTCATAGTGAGTATTTATCCTTTCGGTTAGAACGGAAATCGTTTGTTCTCCGTGTAATTTCTCGTGATACCAGTGAGATATCACGCTCAAAGTTGTTGGCTACAACCTCAAGCATCTTACGATAAGCATAGATGTTGAGCAGCTGTTCTTCTAAATCGACAATCTTGGGGTCAGAAGCAACCTGAGCTTTAATTAAGGTGACTCTTTCACCCTTGACCTTGTTGTTGTCTAATGTTAAAAATAACTTTGACTCTAAAATATCTTTTGTTTTCTCAATGGACTTTTCGTCAATCTGAGCTGCGGAGAGCTGACCTGCAACAAAGTTAGACCATGCGGTGAGGCGTGTGAAAAGCTCGCTCAGTTCCTCGCTGTCAAGGACAGATATGTCTCGAGGCATCTTAGGTTGGTCTGATTGCTCAGGCCACATTGAGATGTTTTGCATTCCCATCTTTTCTACCGCTGACTTGGATACGGGCCCTAGATTTAACACTTAGTCTCCAATCAAATCGCATTGCTTGCAGCCACTTGAGTCAATGTTGCACTTTGGCAAGACCCCAGCTTCTACAGCTTTGACTACCTTTTCAGCTGCCATGAAGACTCGCTCAACAATGTCGTAATCGGCTTTGACTGTGAACTCTTTATATGACTGGTCAGCTTTGAGCTCGTAAATGAAAACTATCTCTTTAGGCGCCTCATCGCCAAACATGCGGCGAGATAACTCCAAGTACATCTGTCCCTGCAGTAAGTGGTTGCGGAATGGGCGCTTGATACGGTTAAACGCTTTGCTTAAATCCCCATCAGCGTCAGCCAGTAACTCTGGCGCTTCAAATCGAAACGTGCCAGAACCAATGGACTTAATCTCAATAAGGCAATCATCACCCAATCCCTTAATCCAGCCATCGGTGTGACCAGCAATTCGTAGGTTATTATCGACAAGGGTGACTTCCTTGTATTCCATGCGGGTATCTCCGCACTTTTCACATACGGTAGGGGAGATTCCTGTTACTGACTCACTGCAGTGCATGCACTGAAAACGTCCGTAAAGAACGCCCATTTCATGAAACCAATTTTGCCACTTATGGTGAATGGCATGACCTTCATCAAAGATAGACTGCAAACGAAGATTGGGCTTTTCTTTCTTAGACTCTCCACCCATCAAAAGATAGGCAGAATATCGGTGACAAAAATCTGGCTTAATAATCTCAGAAGGATGCAGAACGGTAGTGGAGCGGTCACCTAAAGGTCGACGCATCAGGTGGCGTTCAATATCTCCCATAAGGCGAGTCTCTGTCTTCTTAGCATCAAGAAAACGCTTCAAGTCTGACTTAACTACCATTTCATTCTCCCTTATTGAAGATGAACTCCTTGAGAGTCATCGACTTCTTGTACGTCTTTTTCCATTTGCGTACTAACGCATTTCTTTCTCGGTGGCTAAGCCCACCCCAAATACCGTGGGGCTCATCACGAGATACTGCATCCCACAAACACTCAGACCGTACAGGGCAATGGTTCTTTCCCGTCTCACCAAAGCACATGGCTTTAGCTTGTGCAGCTAAAACTTTGTATTGCTCTTTGTCTCTTGGGGGATAGAAGATGAGAGTTGTCTCATCCTTTCCGCTGCAACGTGCGTCATACCGCCATGAGTGCTCGGAATCATCCATTGGACTGTAGTTTCTCTCTCATTTCTAGAAAGTCATCTTCGGTTAACAATACATAATTTTTGTTGTTTAAGCTAATTCCCAACACGGGCATTCGACTATCAACAATTGCTTCTAAAACAATCTTTTCCAGTACTTCTGCTTTGAGACTAAAAGACTTCTTGCCTGTCCACTTGTGCTCAATCAGTAAATCGTCTGACCTGACATCACCTTTGCGAGACCAAAAGGCGCCAGAGGCTGCATTGACTGAGCCTCCGACAACCTTTGCTAATCTCTTTTCATGCTTTTGAGACTGCTTCTGACCCTCACTCTTCAACGGTCAGCTTGCCTTCTTCATATGCGTCAATAATGCGAGGAACAAGATAAAACAATGCCTCACGCCAAAAGCACACAGGACATCCGCAAAAAGGTTCTCCTGATAGCGTTTCGCCAATCTCATCTTCTGTGCCATCAAAAACTGCTTCCAGCAACATGTCGGTGTATTCCTCAACACCTTTTTCTAACTCTTGTGCCCATTCTGGGTCATGAACAACTGGCTTCTTGCTATTCGGCGTCATCGGTATCTCCTGACATAGGTAGGTCTGAGGTTTGGAATACAGCTGTTTGTAGTTGGTCTTTGAGGTCAACCTCTTCACGGATGCTGGCTATGACAGGCTCAATGCCTTGCCACTTGCGGTCTCCGTAGTAATACCATCCGCCTTTTCGAGTGATGATATCTTTAATAACTGCAAGGGAAGCAACTTCTTTTGCAAAGTCAAACTCTCCTGGGGCACACTCTCCACCCTCTGCAAAGTAGAAGTCAAAATAAGCGACACGTTGTGGTGGCGCACTTTTATTCTTGAGTGTTTTGACTTTGATGCGTTGTCCTACTCGTACTTTGTTGTTACCTGAGCCAACTTCAATCCATTCATCTCGACGTACTTCACATCGAGTGAAAAATGCGTAATTCTTACCTTCTCCACCTGGCGTTGTGCGAGGGTCTCCATGCATGACTCCAATCTTCATACGGTACTGGTTGATAATGAGGCCAAGGACGGGACGTTCATCCTCAACCAGTGACCGCTTCATTGCGGTGCCAACAACACGGAAGAACTTGTTGGTAAGGAGAGCGCCTCGACCAACTGTTGCTTCAGACATGTCCTTTTCCATCTCAGGTGCAGGGGATAGAGCTGGCAGGGAGTCAATAACAATTGCGTCAACAGCCTTTGATTCTGCAAACTGAATGACTGCTTGGTATGCCTCTTCCATAATAGACGTTTCAATAACAATGACTCGGTCAGTGTCTACGCCACACATTTCTGCGTACTCAGGAACCCATTGTTCTGCAGCAACCCATACGGTGGTGTGCTCTGGGTTTTTTGCTTGATTTGCAGCGATGGTTTTAAGAGCCAAAGCTGTTTTACCGTGTGAGGGCTCTCCTATAAGCTCATTCCACTGATTGCCAGGAAACCCACCACCCAACACATAATCCAAAGTAGTTGACCCTGAAGTAATGCGAGGAATAAGGTCACTACGGATAGCAGAAGCCAAAACCACCACATTGTCGCCAAACTTCTTGTTAAGTTGCGCCATAACTTTCTTGGCTTCATCATTCACTTTCTTCCTCCAATGTAATGAACTTGCAATTAAATGTAGGAATTTCTACAAAGAAATCGCCGTTCATCTCTGATGTATTTTTTTGTACTGTCCTGCCTTTTACAAAATCATAACCTTCTACGATAAGTCCGTGAGTTCGCTCATGGTTGAGCATAACAAACCATACGTATTCGCTTTTTTTTGCAAACTTCTTCTTACGAGCAGGAAAGTGAACTTCTCCAAATGGAAACCGTTTTCCTACCCAGTTGTGCTTTACTTCTACCTCAACCTCATAACGAATACCATCTTTATCCGCCAAGATATCAATGCCGTATTGGTCGGGGTTGACTTCTGCTTCAAATCCTTTTTTCGTCATCCATTCAATAACTTGATGCTTGGCATCGTCGTTATCTGCATACAGTGTTGTATCGAATGGTTTTATCATTGCTTAGTTCCATCAGGGTTATAGCCTGCTGGCATTGGATTCCATCCACTTTGCACATCGTTACCAATAGCTTGTCGTGCCGAGCCTTCAACCTTGGCGCCTGTTAATGCTCCGTGAGTACTTCCCGATTGCATGTTGG